ATGCGCCACGACGAGGAGAATGCGCCCATGTCGCCAGCGGAACGCCGGCTGGCCATCGCCGGGATTCTCGCCAGTGCAATCCTGCGCCTTCGCGATCGTGCGGCACTTCCAGACGAATTCGACCCGCACGAAAAAGCCTCGGAATCGGGCGAGGATCGCCTTGCCTTTGCCCCCGAATCCTTGCTCACTGACCACGTTGGTTAACGGTTCCGAGACTATCGAGAAGGAGAGATGCATGAGCCTAAACATGGGCAAAGAGATCGCTGCCCTCCGGAAGATGAGGGTGGCCGAGCTGCGGGTCAAGTACGCGGAGGTCTTCAATGAAGGCACTCGCGCGGGCAACAAGGACTGGCTGGTGAAACGCATCGCATGGCGAATCCAGGCGATTGCGGAAGGTGACCTGACCGAGCGTGCCCGATGCCGCGCGGCGGAGCTGGCTCGCGATGCGGACTTGCGGATGTCGGCACCCAAGGAAACGCCGACCCCGGTGATCGCCACCGGTCCGAAGATCCCGATTACCTTCCGCGACAAGAATCGGATTCCCCCTGCCGGCACGGTGCTTATTCGCCGGTACAAGGGCCGCGAATATGAGGTGACCGTGCTCACGAAGGGATTCGAGTACGACGGCCAGGTGTACAAGTCGCTGAGTGCCGTTGCCAGGGCCATCACGGGCCAGCACTACAACGGCTTCCACTTCTTCCGCCTTGGAACGGAGGCCTCCCAATGAAGCGAGAGAAGAACCGATCCGCCGGTCCCACGAATCGGCAAGCCTTCCGCTGCGCCATCTACACGCGGAAGTCGACCGAAGAAGGCCTCGAGCAGGAATTCAACTCGCTCGACGCCCAGCGGGAATCGGCCGAGGCGTACATCAAAAGCCAGGCTCACGAGGGATGGGAGTGCCTTCCGGCCCACTACGACGACGGCGGCTTCACGGGCGGCAACATGGAGCGCCCGGCGCTCAAACGCTTGTTGACGGACATCGACGCCGGCAAGGTGGACTGCGTGATCGTCTACAAGGTCGATCGGCTGTCCCGGTCCCTTCTCGATTTCGCGAGGATGATGGAGTCATTCGAGAAGCATCGCGTTTCGTTCGTGTCGGTGACGCAGCAATTCAACACGGCGTCGTCGATGGGGCGACTCGTTCTCAACGTGCTGCTTTCGTTTGCCCAGTTCGAACGTGAGATCATCTCGGAGCGCACTCGCGACAAGATCGCGGCCGCGCGTCGCAAGGGGAAATGGGCGGGCGGACACCCGATTCTTGGCTACGACATCGATCCGCAAGGATACAAACTGGTCGTCAACGAGGAAGAGGCGGTCCGCGTGCGCGCCATTTTCGATCTCTACATGGCGAGCGACGGGATGCTCCAGGTGCTCACCGAACTGGAACGCCGGGGCTGGCACACCAAGCGATGGACGACACGCAAAGGAAACGAACGTGGCGGGCGCGTGTTCGATAAGAGCAGCCTTTGGGGCCTCCTGACCAACGTCGCGTATTGCGGCAAGGTCCGGTACAAGAACGAGGTCCACCCCGGCGAACACGCGGGCATCGTGGACCCGCAGAAATGGCAGCAAGTCCAAGCGAAGCTGCATCGGAACGGTCGAAACGGTGGGCTTCTCGCGCGCAACAAGTTTGGTGCCGTCCTCAAGGGCCTGATCTGTTGTGTTCCGTGCAACAGCGCCATGACCCCGACGCATTCGACCCGCGAGGGCACGATTCGGTATCGCTACTACGTCTGCGTCCAGGCACAGAAGCGGGGTTGGCACACGTGCCAGTCCAAGGCCATTCCCGCCAAGGAAGTGGAGCAATTCGTCGTGGACCGCATCGCGAAGATTGGTCGCGATCCCACCCTGATCTCGGACACAGTCCGCGAGGCCTGCCGGCTGGCCACACAGCAACTTGCGGACCTGGCGGTCGAGCGGCGCAAGTTGGAACGGGACTTCGGCCAGTACCACGATGACCTTCGCAATCTTGTTCAAGGACCGGGCGTCGCGGCCAACGACGGCAATCTCTCGGCGCGGCTCGCGGACATCCAGGAACGCATCACGGCGGCGGAAAAACGTTTTACCCAGATCGACGCCGAACAGAAGCGTCTCAAGGGCGAGTGCATCGATGAAGCGGACGTGGCGCGGGCGCTGGCGAATTTCGAATCGATCTGGGAAGCGCTGACGTTCCGTGAGCGCTCCGAACTGTTGCAGCTATTGATCGAACGGGTTGATTACGATGGGCGTGACCAGACGATTGCAGTAACTTTCCATGCCGTAGGCATCATGAGCCTGGCAAGGAATCAGCAAAGGGACGAGGTCGCATGAATACGAGTATCGTTGACCGAAGCACGATCAAGTTCCGTCGCGGGAAGAACAACAAGAAGCATGTCGTGGCAAATCCGCGCCCTGAGCTCGAGGAACCGCCGCCGCCAGCGCCACCCGCTCGCGTGCCCCGGGTCGCCCGCCTGGTTGCCCTAGCCCTTCGATTTGATCGCCTCATTCGGGAGGGCGCCATCACCGACCAGGCCGACTTGGCGAGGTTGGGACACATCACGCGCGCTCGTGCGACACAGATCATGAACTTGCTGCAACTGGCGCCCGACATTTTGGAAGCAATCCTGTTCCTCCCGCTGGTCGAATCCGGCCGCGATCCCATCCGCGAGCGCCAAGTCAGACCAATCGCAGCTGTGATCGATTGGCGGAAACAGCGAAGGTTGTGGCGGGCGCTGTTGGAGAGCCGGAAGTCGCAACTTATTTCCAGTAAATGATTTCCACAACGTATGTTACAAAAGTATAAATTATACTGTTCTTTAGTTCATATCTGCATTGCAAATCTGCGCAAACTTGGCAAACTATACGCACGGGCACGCAAGGATTGCAGCTGACCGTCGGCACCTAACGACAAACTGTCGGCAAAGACGCCAAGGACAGGGAGTCGGCCTTGCCAGGGACAATGGAGTCAATGGCTGGGCCCGTGGACGGTGCGCGCCATGCTGTCAGATATCACTCACGTCAACGCACACAAGATCCTTGCCAAACTCATTGAAGAAGGCGCTTTGCCGCCCCTCAATACCATTGCCGGGACCGCGCGGTCTGAACAGCATCGCCTGCAAGTAGTCGTGATGGTTTCGCCCTACGACGGCCCACTGCACATCCACCCCGAGGTGGTCAAGCGAATCGCGGAGATGGCACTGGACCGACAGGAGGCAACGTCGGCTCCAGGTGTTTCAGCTCTGGCCAAGTTAACCTCTACGCATCCATCGCCCGCGCCGTCGCCTGACCCGCCGGCGCAGGAGCGAATCCGGAACGACGTCGAGAAAGCCATCTTGTCTGTGGCCTCCAGCGTCCCAAGGCCGGTGAAGGTACTCGCGAAGCTCGCTGACTACTCCTACTGCGGCTATTTCCGCGATGCCGTTCGCAGGCTCGTGGATGAGGGGCTTCTCGAACGCGTCAACGGGGGTGTCAGACGAAGGTCGTCCCCGTAGCGCGAGGTTCCATGCCAACACTGCATTGCCCGAGCCCCGTGGTGCGTGCCTGTCTGTGCCGGGAAGTGCCCCAAGATCGCCCTGAAAAAAAGGCGATGTGCCTGACAAAGTGCCTGACAAAGTGCTCCTGTAAAAGGACACGCACGACGGCAGAATTGCTTCAGACGCTTCAAGCGCGGTTCATGTGAACGACACGAACGCACTCATAGCAATCGGGAGCAATGTCATGCCAAAGGAAACCAACTTCGGTTCGCCATCGCCGAACCTGCGTCGCTTGCTGGAACGCATGTGGACGCTCGGATTCGGAACTATTCGTGGGCTCCACGTCCGCAACGGCGATCCAGTCTTCGATCCACCGTTCACGATCGTCTACACGATCCGTTTGCCCGATGACGGTTCGGATCGCCCGCTATTCGTACCGGGCGAGTTTGTCATGAACCGTGCCCAACGCGCGCTACAGCGACAGCTTGCGATCATCGGCACCGGCGTGATCGACGTCATCAAGGTTCACGACGGCTTACCCGTTAACCTCGAGTTCCGCGAGTCGGTCTAGACGGCCGGCACCGTTGCCAGACATTCGATTCCGAACAACCAACCGGCCGCACGAGCGGAGGCGTTGTGGGAGTCGCCGAGACTCGGCGCTCTTCGCACGTTTCCGCTCGTGCCATTTCCACGCCGGCGCTTGGCTGCTTCCACTTCCCCTCCTCGGTGGTCCGAGGAGATGTTTCATGAAGTCCAAGACCAGGCATTACCTCGACAGCATCGATCCGTTTTCGTCTCGTTTCATTCGAGCCAAGGTCCGCCAACTCATCCGGCAGGGCTGCTTCACCGCCGAAGACCGGGAAGACTTGATGCACGATTTCGCGGCGGATCTCCTGCACCGCAAGCTCCATTATTTCGATCCCAAGGACGGCACCTGGGAAGCATTCGTGGTCGTGGTTTGCCAGAACCGCGTCGCGAGCATCCTCATTCATCAGCGCGCGGAGATGCGTTACCAGCGGGCCTCCTCACTGGACGAGTCGACGGACGACGCGGACGGCATCGAGGTCCGCATTGGCGAGACGCTGGCGGACGACTGCCACGAACGCCGAACCGGATGCCGGCCACGCTCCTGGATCGACGCCGCCGACCTGGCGATGGACCTGGCCGAATTCCTGGCGACGTTGACGCCCAAGACAAGGGCGATGTGCGATGAGTTGATGGCAACATCCATTTCGGAAGCCGCAAGGCAGATCAGAATCACGCGCGTCTCGGCCCACGCCCGGCTAAACCGCATTCGCCTGGCGTGCGAGCGAAGCGACCTTCGCGAATATCTGTGACTTTCTTTTACAAGTCGCGCGGGCGAAAAGTAGGTCCCTATTAGAGGCCAATCACGTTCACTCGGAACAACAACCATGACGCGAAACATCTACCGCTACACCTTTGCGCCCGACGTATCCCTCGCGGACGTCGAATGCACGCTGCTCCTGGCGTTCTGGGGCACGGAAAGCCTGCACGGCGAAACCCAAGTTCGCCTCGAAGCTGGTTGCCTGTTCGACAAGCAACGACGCGCCTGCGTCATCGACGCGAGCTCGCCGGTCGGCCAGGATCTGAACCGCCTCTTCATCGGTTTCATCCGGCGCGAACTCGCCGCCTCGGCATTCCGCCTCGACCGCATCACCGAATCCAACCCCATTCACCAACAAGAGGAGATCCACGTATGAGTTTGTTGTCGCGTGTCCAGAAGGGACGCACACCCAGGCCGCCGCGCTTGCTCGTGTACGGTACGCCCGGCATCGGCAAAAGCACCTTCGGCTCGCAGGCGCCCAAGCCGGTGTTCGTACCAACCGAAGACGGTCTTGACGAGATCGACTGCGCCAAGTTTCCGCTGGCTGCCAGCGTCGACGAAGTGATCGCGGCCCTCAAGGAGCTGCGAACGCAGCAGCACGACTTCGAGACCGTGGTTCTCGACAGCCTCGACTGGCTGGAACGGCTGATCTGGGATCGCGTCTGTGCTGAGTTCTCGGTGAAGAACATCGAGAAGGCCGACGGCGGCTACGCCCGCGGTTACAACCACGCCCTCACGCATTGGCGCGAGGTCATCGATCAGCTCAACCTGCTGCGAAGCCAGCGCGGCATGGTGATCATGCTCATCGCCCACGCCAAGGTCGAGAAGTTCGAGGATCCCGAGGCCTCGCCGTACGACCGCTATTCGCCGCGCCTGCACAAGCATGCGTCGGCGCTGGTCAGCGAATGGTGCGACGCCGTGCTGTTCGCGACCAGGAAGTTCCGCACCCAGAGCGAGGACGCCGGCTTCGGCCGCAAGCGCACCATCGCGCACGCGATCGGCAAGGACGGCGGCGAGCGCATCCTCCGCACCGTCGGTGGGCCAAGCTGTGTGGCCAAGAATCGTTTCGGACTAACCGAGGAGCTTCCCCTGTCGTGGGACGCCTTCGTCAACGCGCTTTCCAATCAACCCGCAACTCAAGGAGCAAACACCAATGGCTAGCCTCGCCGGGTTCGACGCCACGCGCGTCGAGCCATCGACCGACTACGATCCGCTTCCCGCCGGCAAGTATCTCGCCGTCATCATCGACTCGGAGATGAAGCCGACTAAGGCCGGGACCGGGAGCTACCTGCAACTGACCTTCGAGATCATCGACGGGCCGCACAAGGGACGCAAGGTGTGGGGCCGTTTGAACCTGATCAACAACAACGAGACGACGATGAAGATCGCCCAGGCCGAGTTGTCGGCGATCTGCCGTGCGGTTGGGGTTCTCGCCCCGAACGATTCGGTCGAGCTCCACAACCTGCCGCTCCTGATCACGGTGAAATGCAAGAAGTGGACCGACACCAACGACATCACGAACGAGGTCAAGGGGTACGCGAAGAAGGAATCTCCGCAACCACTGCCGCAGACGCCAGCGCCAACTCCGGCGCCTGCGTTGAATGGCACCCCGCCGTGGAGGCGCTGATGTTCGAGGTCGAACTCCCCTACCCGCCGTCGATCAACCACTACTGGCGGCGGGTGGGGCATCACACGCTGATCAGCCGCACGGGGCGGGCCTTTCGCGCCGAGGTTGTGGCCATCCTGGCCCGGCGTCGCGTGCTGAGGCTCGACGGTCCGCTGGAAATCGAGATCGATCTGCACCCGCCCGACCGGCGCCGGCGCGATGTCGACAACGCACTGAAAAGCCTGCTCGACGCGCTCCAGCACGGTGGCGCCTATGCGGACGACAGCCAGATCGTCCGCCTGGAAGTGACCAAGCGCCAGCCGGCCTCCGGCGGCAAAACCCTTGTTCGCATTCGGAAGGTGTAATGCTCACCCTGCGTCCCTACCAGCATGAAGCCAAGCTCGCGGTGTATGACCATCTGCGCGGTCGCGACGACAACCCGTGCGTGGTCATCCCGACCGCGGGCGGCAAGACGCCCGTAATGGCATCGATCTGCCAGGACGCCGTCGGATTGTGGCAGGGCCGGGTGATCATCCTGGCCCACGTGAAGGAACTGCTCGAGCAGACCGCCGACAAGCTCAACGCGATCTGCCCCGAGGTCCGCTACGGTGTCTACTCGGCGGGTCTCAAGCGACGCGACAAGGCCAACTCGGTGATCGTGGCCGGCATCCAGTCGGTGTATCAGCGAGCGTGCGAGTTCGATCCGTTCGACTTGGCTGTAGTGGACGAAGCGCACATGATTCCGCCCGACGGCGAAGGCATGTATCGGCAGTTCCTGGCCGACGCCAAGGTGGTTAATCCGAACTTGCGGATCATCGGCTTCACCGCCACGCCGTTTCGGCTCAAGACCGGAACCATCTGCACGCCGGATGGGTTCTTGAACCACGTCTGTTACCAGGTCGGGGTTCGCGAGCTGATCGTGCAAGGTTTCCTTTGTCCCTTGATCACCAAAGCGGGCATCAACAAAGCGGATTTCAGCCGGTTGCATGTCCGAGGCGGTGAATTCGTCGCCGACGAGGTCGAGGACCTGATGGACGACGATGGGCTCGTAGAAGCCGCATGCGGTGAGATCGTCGGCTATACGGGCAATCGCAACGCGGTGTTGATTTTTGCCAGCGGCATCAAGCACGGCGAGCACATTGTGCAAGTGCTCCAGGAAAAACACGGCATTGAGTGTGGCTTCGTCACCGGCGAAACGCCACCGGAGGAGCGGCACGCGATCCTGACGCGATTCAAAGCTGGCGGCCTCAAGTACCTGTGCAACGTCAACGTGCTTACCACCGGCTTCGACGCGCCGAACATCGACTGCGTCGTCCTGGTCCGACCGACGCTTTCCGCCGGCCTTTACTACCAGATGGTCGGCCGCGGATTTCGCCTTCATCCCAGCAAGCAGAACTGCCTCGTGCTGGACTTCGGCGGCAACGTGATGCGGCATGGTCCGGTCGATCAAATCCGCGTCAAGACCTACAGCGGCGACGAAGATGGACGGGCGCCGGTGAAGGAGTGCCCCGAATGCCGGTCGATCATCGCCGCCGCCTATGCGTGCTGCCCCGACTGCGGTTACGAATTTCCGCAGCGAGCGCGAAGCAAACACGCCGCCAAGGCCAGTGAGGCCGAAGTTCTTTCGGGCCAGGTGACGACGGCAAAATTCACTGTTGCCGACGTGTTCTACAGCATCCACACCAAGCGCGGCGCCGGCAACGATGCGCCGAAGTCGATGCGCGTCGACTACAAGGTCGGCTGGCACCTGTGGAAATCGGAATGGGTCTGTCTCGAGCACGATGGCTTTGCCAGGCAGAAGGCGGGCGCCTGGTGGTGCAAGCGGTCGCACCTTCCAGTTCCTGATTCCGCAGCCGATGCCGTCGAAATCGCCAACGATGGCGGCCTGGCGCCGACGCTCACAATCACGGTGCGCTCGGTCACCGGCGAGAGGTACGACCGCATCATCGACCACGAGCTCGGGCCGATCCCCGAGCCGTCGAGCGACATGGATGAAGCGGGTGTTTCGAGCGACGACGCGATGGACTTTCCGTTCGGCTACAACGTGGCAGCGACCACGGAGGAGGAGATTCCGTGGTGACGTCAAACGCGCTGCTCGCGTCTGCCCTTTACTATGCCGGGTTGGGCTACCGGGTCTTTCCCTGCACGCCAGGCGACAACAAACCGGCGACCAAGCACGGCTTCAAGGATGCGACCACCGATGCCTCCCAGATCGAGACTTGGTGGACCGGCATCCCTGACGCCAACATCGGCATCGCCGCCGAAGGGCTGCTCGTCGTCGATCTCGATCCGCTGGGGCCAGGCGAAGCCAATCCCTGGCTCAACGACGATCCGGAAAAGCTTCTCGATTTGGCAGCCGCCCCCTCGGCGCTGACGCCGCGCGGCGGTCGGCACCATGTGTTCCGCCGGCCCGCGGACAAGGCCTGGCGGTGCACGGCAAGCCGGTTAGCGCCGAGGGTCGATACGCGAACCGACGGCGGCTATTTCGTCGTCGCGCCATCAGCGCGTCCCGACGGCGTGTACCAGTGGATCGAGGGCCTCGAACTCGACGTTCCGCCCGACAAGCTTCCTGAGCCGCCGCCGTGGTTGGCCGAGGCGCTCGACCAGATCGGTTCGGGGCGGCGTACGGCCAACGGAACGCCCACGGCCCCCAACGAGGCGACCGGTACGTTCGAGTCGAACAAGATCCCGGACGGGCAACGAAACGCGACCCTGGCGAGACTGGCCGGCACCATGCGCCGGGTCGGGATGTCCCAGCCCGAAATGGCCGCTGCACTCCACCGGGTCAACCAAGACCGCTGCCTGCCGCCGGTGTCGGCGGCAAGAGTCGAGCTGATCGCCGGAAGCATCGCGCGATACGAGCCGGACAACGTGTCGGTCGCGCTCGTCGAAAACCACTACGCACAGATGCAGGCCGACGACGATAACGACGAGCCGGCGCTCGTTGACCCCGGGCCAGTACCGGACGAGCTGCTGACCGCGCCGGGTTTCATTGACGAGGTCATGCGTTACACACTGGACACGGCACCGTATCCCGAGCCGGTGCTGGCGTTCGCCGGTGCCCTGACGCTGCAAGCGCTGCTGGCCGGCCGCAAGGTTCGCGACACGATGGACAATCGCACGAACCTTTACGTGCTCAGCCTGGCGAACTCCGGCGTCGGCAAGGATCACGCTCGCAAGGTCAACGCTCGCATCCTGTACGAGGCCGGACTGGCCGACTGCCTGGGCACCAGCTTCGCCAGCGGCGAAGGCATCGAGGATCGGCTGTTCGTTCAGCCGGCCACGCTGTTCCAGGTCGACGAGATCGACGGATTGCTGTTGCGCGTGGGCCAGGCCCGCGACGCCCGGCACGAGGCCATCGTGTCGATGCTGCTGCAGATGTACTCGTCGGCCTCGAGCATCTACGTGATGCGGGCCAAGGCGAACCAGGAACGAGCCGTCATCGACCAGCCGTGCCTGTGCTTGTTCGGCACCGCCGTGCCCAAGCACTTCTACGAGTCGCTTTCGGCGCGATTGATGACCAACGGCTTCCTGGCCCGCCTCATCATCCTCGAATGCCGTGGCCGTGGCGTGGGCCGCGACGACACCGAGCGGCCGATCCCGCCGTCGATCCTCGAGGCCGCGCGCTGGTGGGCTGACTTCCGCCCCGGCGCCTCGGGCAACCTGGCCGCATGGCATCCGGTTCCACATCGCGTGGCTCAGACCCAAGACGCCGGCGCGGTGTTCCGCGCCGTCCGCGAACGGGCCGACGCAGAGTACACCCAGTGCGAGCAGGCCAACGACCCCGCCGGCATGGCGATCTGGGCGCGGGCCTACGAGAAGGCCAGACGGCTTGCTCTGCTGCACACGATCAGCGCCTGCCGGGACAACCCGGTCATCACGCCCGAGGCGGCGACCTGGGCTGGCGCGTTCATCGAGCACCAGACCAGGCGGATGCTGTTCATGGCGCGGCACTACGCGAGCGAGAGCGAGTTCGACGGCAAGCGCAAGCGCCTACTCGACGTTCTCGAGCAATGGCGCCGGCAGAATGGCGACGAATGGATGCCGTTCTGGCGGATCAACCGGAAGCTGCCGTGGTCGAGCCGCGATCACGATGAGGTTCGCGACACGCTGCTGCAGCAGCGCCTGATCGAGTTCGAGATGAGGCCGCCGGGACGCAAGGGAGGACGGCCAACGGCTGGCTATCGCATCAAGCCGACGGTGCCGGATGAGATGGGGAAGTAATTGCAGTTCTTGCAGTTGTTGCGCTGCTCGCAAAAGGGAGGGTGAGAGATTGGAAAGGGGAGTAATTGCGGTAATTGACGTTTTTGCTCAAGCTCGCGATGAGAGAAAGGAAATCGCGCGCATAGGCAAGAACTACAAAAACTGCAATTACTACTCTCTTCTTCTCTCTCTCCCCTCTCCTCCCCCCGTTCCCCCTAGCCTCCGGGTCGGCATAGGTACTTCCGGCGATACGATTTTTTTCTGATCCCGACGGGAACAGTCGCCAAGCGGGACAGAGTTTGTTTTGCATGTCCGGATTTTTGGAGGGACACCATGAATTGCTGCGAATCGTGTGGTCGGGACACGAACGACTTCCCGTATTGCTTCCGCTGTGTCGGCCGTGGAACGCATGTCACTGAAGCTGGATTGCGCTCCGCGCTGCCGGTTCCGACCGAGCGCTGCCCGCTGGACGCAGAGGATCTCCAATTCACTTACGAATACCACGGCGAAACCTGGAGGGACGACCTATGAAGATCGAGCAATGGAAAATCGCTGACGTGAAGCCCTATCCGGGCAACCCCCGGCTCAACGACGATGCCGTGGACGCCGTCGCCGCGAGCCTGAAGGAATTTGGTTTTCGGCAACCGATCGTGGTCGATGGCGACGGCGTTATCATCTGCGGGCACACGCGCTACAAGGCCGCGCTCAAGCTCGGGATGGAGAAGGTGCCCGTTCACGTCGCCAAGGACCTCTCGCCGGAAAAGATCAAGGCGTATCGCATCGCCGACAACCAGACGGCGTCTCTGGCGACGTGGAACTACGACCTGCTACCGATCGAGTTGGCCGAGCTTCAGGAAGCCAATTACGATCTCGGCCTGCTCGGGTTCGACCAGGACGAACTCGCCAAGCTGCTTGATCCGTCGCTTAAGGATGGACTGACCGACCCGGACGAGGTGCCGGCGCCACCCGACGCAGCGACTACGCAGCCGGGCGATTTGTGGCTGCTCGGAAACCACCGTCTGCTCTGCGGCGATAGCGGCAAGGCCGAGGACGTGGATCGCTTGCTCGATGGCGCGCCGATCCACTTGGTGAACACCGATCCCCCGTACAACGTGAAGGTCGAGCCACGTTCCAACAACGCCATCGCCGCGGGCCTTTCTTCGTTCGAGGGAGCGAAGCATCACCAGGGCCTAGACCTGGCGAGGCACCCCGAGAAGGCGAAGCCGACGCAGAAGAAGCTACGGCCCAAGGACCGGCCGCTCGCCAACGACTTCGTTTCGGATGAAGCATTCGATCAGATGCTCGACGCCTGGTTCGGCAACATGGCTCGCGTGCTGCTGCCCGGCCGGGGCTTCTACATTTGGGGTGGCTATGCGAATTGCGCGAACTACCCGCCGGTGCTGAAGGCGAAGGAACTCTACTTCTCCCAGGCGATCATCTGGGTGAAGGAGCATCCCGTCCTGACGCGAAAGGATTTCATGGGCAATCACGAATGGTGCTTCTATGGCTGGCGCGAGGGCGCCGCACACGTTTTCCTCGGTCCGAACAACGCCGTCGATGTCTGGCCGATCAAGAAGGTCAATCCGCAAAGCATGATTCACCTCACCGAGAAGCCGGTGGAGTTGGCCGTGCGGGCTATGCAGTATTCTTCGCGGGCAGGCGAAAACGTGATCGATCTATTCGGCGGATCGGGCTCGACGCTGATCGCCGCCGAACAGACCGGCCGCAAGGCGTTTTTGATGGAGCTCGATCCGCTCTACTGCGACGTCATCGTCCAGCGTTTCGAGAAGTTCACTGGCAAGAAAGCTGATCGGGTAGCCCAAGAAGATTCAAGAGGCGATTGAGCCCAGCCATCGGTAACACTCCTGGATTTTGCATCACTGGCACTTTGCCAAAGGAATCGAGAAGATGCTGGTCTTCGACAATGGGTGCTTGCCAAGAAAGGTCTCGGAATATGGTGTTGCAAACGACGAACACGCCGTGGCTCCGGGCGCGAGCGTGGTAGAAAAGATCCCATTTGCGCAGCAGTTCTTCGTCGTCCATCCCCGGCCCAAACGAGTGCTGGCGATGGCTATGTGTCAGTGGTTTCGACGGGTTAGCGCGCACCATGCAGTTATTGGGCAGTGGCTCGCCTCTGTCTTCAAACCACTTCGCTGCATCGCTGTGGGACGCAAAGATGCTCTCGACCCCGAGGATTGCAACCAAGCGCCGATGTGGCAGTTTGTCTTCGCCGTAGGCGTGCTTGACGGCGAGATACGCAACAACGTCACCGATGATGAGTCTCGGTGCGAATTTGTCCGCGCGACACAGGCAGGAAATCGTCGGATGCAAATGTTCTAGGTCGGGTTCCCGACGGATGGACCCATCCACGAACGGCGGAATGCCGAATCGCGCAGATGCCGCCAAGCCGACCCTATTGATCGCCAGCGGCCGGTAGGCATTCAGATAGACTCGAGGCTCGTTCATTTGGTGAATTTTATTGGACGATTATCAGGAGCGACCGCCAATCATGATCTATCTCGCAAGTCCGTATTCGCATCCCGATGCGTTGATTCGCGAGCAGCGATTCCGCGAGGCGTGCCGCGCGGCGGCAGCGCTGCTGCGGGCCGGGTACGCCGTCTTTTCGCCGATCGCCTACAGTCACGCGCTCGTTGAACATGGCTTGCCGACCGACTGGTCATTCTGGGCACGGCAGGACCGAAAGCTGCTGGCCCGCTGCGACGAGGTCGTCGTCTTGCAGCTAGACGGATGGATCGACAGCGTTGGCGTACAATCCGAGATCGCGTTGGCCCGTGAGTTAGGCAAGCCTTTGCAGTTTGTGGAGCCGAGCCTTCCGGACGGGTGGCGAACGCCCACGTTGGCGTCCGTGGCGACGGAGGTGGCGAGTTGACGACCAACGCGACCAACGAGAAGACGCCGCGTGTCGCGGCGTCGTGGGCGAACCGTGGCGTAGGTAGGCTACGCCTTGGCGGCGAACTTGCCACGCTCGGTCTTGGTGAACCGGGCGTCTTTGCCCTTGGTGGCGCATTCGCGCAAGATGGCGCTGTAAAGGGTCGCGTGCGGGGTCTTGCCGCCGGGGCTCGTCCAGTACCCTTTCGCCGCCATCGCCTCGATCATCTCCTTGCAGTTCATCGGTTGGCCCGCCTCGCCAAGGACCTTGGCGGCGGCGTCAATGGCGCTCAGCTTCTTCGGCTTGGCTTCGGCTGCGGGTTTGGCCTTCGCGGGCGTGGTCGCCTTGGCCTTCGCGCCCTTCTTGCCGGGCGTGGCGTCGGCCGGGGCAGCGACGACTTTCAGCTTCGTGGTGTTCTTCTTCGCCATGATGTTTCTCCCGTTACGGTGTTGCGGAATGCGGAGTCGCGGACATCGCGATGCAACGCAGGGTCAGTGACTTACCTCGCGTCGCGGAAGGGTTCAAGCGAAGCTGTCCAGAATTCTGAAGATTTTTCGGAGGCCTGGTCATGGCCGACAACCACGAAGCAGCGGGGCTGAATCCCAACGCGTTGTCGCTTGCGAACGCCGCGCGGATGCTGACGCGCGCCGGCGGGCACCCGATCACCGTCGAGATGCTCGAGGCGGACGTCGTTGCCGGCGCTCCAACCAACCCCGACGGAACGATCAACCTGGTTCATTACGCTGCTTGGCTTGTTCGGGACCTGGGACGTGATTGACCCGCGACGCCTACGACCGAGTGACCTGTGCCGATTGCTCAACTCGACCCCATTGGGCGAGGTGATCAGCGAGCGGCAACTCCACCGCCATCGCTCACGCGCCGGGCTGCGGATCGGGGATGCCCGGCACGTCGACCTGGTGCGCTATGTCGCCTGGCTGGTTCAGGTCCGCCATGCGCCAAAGCCCGAGGCCGACCCCGATCCCTACGGGACGACGAAGGAGCGCGCCCGTGCTCGCAACATCGCATTGTCATTGGCGGGCCGAGACATCGGCGACTTGCCGGCGGTTGGAAACGCGGACCGGAAGCAGAATGCCGCATCGGATTTTCGTTACTTCTGCGAGCAGTATTTCCCGTTGACGTTCCACTTGCCGTGGTCGCCGGACCACCTGAAGGTCATCGCCAAGATCGAGCAGGCCGTGCTGCGCGGCGGTCTGTTCGCGATGGCAATGCCTCGCGGTTCGGGTAAGAGCACGATCTGCGAGTGTGCATGCATTTGGGCTGTGCTATTCGGGCATCGCGAATTCGTCTGCTTGATCGGTTCGGACGAGGGACACGCGATGGACATGCTCGACGCCATCAAGATGGAACTCGACGGCAACGATCTCTTGCTGGAGGATTTCCCCGAAGTCGTCTTCCCGATCCAATGCCTCGACGGCATCGCGAACCGTTGCAACGGACAGCTTCACAAAGGCGAGCGGACGCATATCGGCTGGACCGCCCGCGAAATCGTCCTTCCGACCATCGCCGGCAGCACGGCCTCCGGCGCCATCATCAAGGTCGCCGGCATCACCGGACGTATTCGCGGCATGAAGTACAAGCGCGCGGATGGTCGCACCGTCCGTCCCACGCTTGTAGTTCTTGACGATCCGCAAACGGATGAGTCGGCGCGGTCCTTGTCGCAATGCGCCACCCGCGAGAGCATCCTGGCAGGCGCCGTCCTGGGCCTCTCTGGTCCCGGCAACAAGATCTCCGGCATCATGCCCTGCACGGTGATCCGCCCAGGCGACATGGCGGACAGCATCCTCGACCGTGACAAGCACCCGGAATGGAACGGCGAGCGGACCAAGATGGTCTACGCCTTCCCGACCGACGAGAAGCTCTGGCAGCGCTATGCCGAGATTCGGGCAGAGAGCATGCGGCAAGGCAACGCCGGCGATGAGGCGACCGAGTTCTATCGCTTGAATCGAGACGCGATGGATGCGGGCTCGCACGTCGCCTGGCCCGAGCGGTTCAACCATGATGAGCTGTCGGCGATTCAGCACGCGATCAACCTCAAGCTCCAAGACGAAGCCGCGTTCTTCGCAGAGTACCAGAACGAGCCGTTGCCCGCGGAAACAGCGGATGAGGATGAGCTGACCGTCGATCAGATCACCAGCAAGTTGAACCGCATGAACCGCGGCGCGGTGCCGATCGGATGCAACCACCTGACGATGTTCATCGACGTGCAGGCCAGTCTGCTCTTCTACGTCGTGGCGGCGTGGGAAGACGACTTCACCGGATACGCCGTTGACTACGGCGCCTTCCCCGACCAGAAGCGAGTCTACTTCACGCTGCGCGACGCACGATTCACGCTCTCGGCGGCGACGAAGGCCAGCGGCCTCGAAGGGGCGATCTACGCAGGCCTGGATTCGTTGACCAAATCTTTCCTCGGCCGCGATTGGCGACGCGACGACGGCGCGATGCTGCGAATCGAGCGATGTATGATCGACGCCAACTGGGGCTCATCCACCGACATCGTGTACCAGTTCTGCCGCCAATCAGCTCACGCTGGAATTGTTCTTCCAAGCCACGGGCGGTTTGTCGGCGCGTCCAGCCAGCCGTTCAGCGAGTACAAACGCAAGCCCGGCGACCGCGTTGGCCACAACTGGCGCATCCCTAACGTCAGCGGCAAGCGGGCGGTGCGCCACGTGGTCTATGACACGAACTACTGGAAATCATTCGTCCATGCTCGGCTCGCGGTGCCCATGGGCGACCGGGGTTGCTTGTCGCTCTTCGGGGACAAACCCGAACACCATCGTCTCTTCGCGGAACACCTTGCCTCCGAGTACCGCGTAAAAACGGAAGGCCGTGGCCGCACCGTGGACGAATGGAAGCAACGCCCGGAGCGAGGCGACAACCACTGGTTCGACTGCCTGGTCGGCTGTGCCGTCGGGGCGTCCATCCAAGGCGCGGTGCTGTTTGGGACGGATGGCAAAGCCGCGTCTCGTCGAGGCCGCGTCAGCTTTGCCGAGATGCAACGGAGGCAGAAACGATGAATGCCGCTCGCGTCAAGCGCGACGAACGTGGCATTTGCTGTCCGTCGTGCGGTTGTCGCCATTTCAAGACGACGCACACCGAACCCCTGCGCGACGGCCGGATTCGCAGACGGAAGACCTGCCGCCATTGCGGCCGCCGCGTCATCACCTTCGAGGGCGTTCGAGCAGGTGAATCCTATCCAACTCGCCATATGTAGTGTGGTTTTCATTTCTGTGCATTTTTCTTTTACAGTCGCGACCTCCGCTAGGTAGGTCCCTATTAGGGGGACATTTGGGCCGGAAAAGAAGAGGTGACGCACTGTGGCCGATGAACTCGATGACACGATCCGCCAGAACGCCCAGGGGCCTGCGAAGGCCGCAAGCGATGCTGGTAGCGTTGAGCAGCATCCGCTGCCGGATCAGATCGAGGCCGACCGTTACCTTGCGTCCAAGAAGGCTGCCCAGGAAAAGAAGCGGGGCTTGAAGCTCAACAAACTTGTTCCGCCGGGAGTCAACTGAGTGTTCCGTTGGCTTTCCAACCTGTTTCCATCCAAGGCGCCGTCAGCACGTCGGGCCACGCGTGTCGTCCGCGCTCGCTATGACGCGGCAGTGACCAATCCTGACAATCGCCGGCACTGGGCCAATGCGGACGGGCTCTCGGCGAACGCCGCCAATAGCGCCGAAGTTCGGCGTGTCTTGCGAAATAGGGCTCGCTACGAGGTCGCAAACAATAGCTACGCTCGTGGAATCGTCCTGACCCTGGCCAACGATGTGATCGGCACCGGTCCGCGCTTGCAATTGCTCACGGAAGATGTTGACGCCAATCGGCGAATTGAAAGGGAGTTCGGACGTTGGGCAACGGCGATCCGCCTTGCCGAAAAACTCCGCACGATGCGGTGTGCTCGCGCCACGGATGGCGAATCTTTTGCCCTGCTTACGAGCAACGCGAGGCTGCCTCATCGCGTACAACTCGATCTCAAGCTCGTCGAGGCCGACCAGGTAATGTCGCCGGACCCGCGTCTCGGTGCAACGGTCGATGGGATTGTGTTCGATGCATACGGCAACCCAGTTGAATACCACGTGCTCAGGGAGCACCCAGGAGGCGTGACATTCCGTCAGGCGCTCGCGTTTGACCGTATTCCGGCGGCGGCCATATTGCACTGGTTCCGCGTGGACCGACCAGGCCAGGCTCGCGGCATTCCCGATATCATGCCGGCGTTGCCACTCTTCGCGCAGCTTCGGCGGTTCACGCTCGCCGTGATCGCCGCCGCCGAGACCGCAGCCGACTTCGCGGGCATCCTCTACACCGATGCACCCGCGGGAGGCGAATCCGAGGCGGCAGAACCGTTCGAGCCGATCGAACTGGAACAGCGGGCGCTCGTGACGATGCCCGGCGGCTGGAAGATGAGCCAGCTTCAAGCGGAACAACCGGCAACGACCTATGCCGAGTTCAAGAAGGAAATCCTTAACGAGATCGCACGTTGCCTGAACATGCCGTTCAACGTCGCGGCAGGCAATTCGTCCGCCTACAACTATGCATCCGGGCGCCTCGACCATCAGACGTATTTCAAGGCGATTCGCGTCGAGCAGGCCCAGATCGAAGACACGATCCTCGACCGACTCCTCGCCGCCTGGTTCGACGAAGCAGCCCTCATTCCCGGTTTTCTACCGGCGGGCCTCGATCCGTTCATCGACCTTGACCATGCTTGGTTTTGGGACGGTCAAGAACATGTCGATCCCGCGAAGGAAGCAACGGCCCAGGCCACGCGCCTCGCCAATCACACGACCACACTTGCCCACGAGTACGCTCGCCAGGGACGAGACTGGGAAGACGCCCTGCGTCAGCGAGCGAAAGAAATCGCCCTCATGGCCGAGTTGGGACTAAGCCCTGCCCAAGCGACGATGGCTAATCCAGACAACCAGAACTCGGAGGATCAGCATGCCGAAGAATCCGCTCGCAACGATGCCTGACAAGTTGTGGCTCACGGCAACGATGGAAATCGCCTCCGACGAAGCGGTGAAGGCAGGGGAGGCTTCGCCTTCATTGCCTCGCTTCAGCATGGTCGCCTACACAGGTGGGTCGATGCGACTGGCCGAATGGAAGTACCCGGTCGTCGTCGACCTGGCGGGTATGGCGATTCCGTCGCAGAACCGCCCGATCCGTGTCGGCCACAACATTGACCGCCTCGTCGGCCATACGCACGCCATCGCACAAGACGCGGGCCGACTGGTTGCCTCGGGTGTTCTGAGCATTCCCGGCCCCGACACCGACCGCGTAGTGGCCGGCTCGCGGAATGGATTTCCCTGGCAGGCGAGCATCGGCGCCCGGGTCGACCAATTCGAGTTCGCGAAGGATGGCCAAGTGGCCACGGCCAACGGTCGGGAGTTTGCCGGCCCGGTCGTCATCGTCCGCAAGTCTACCTTGGGTGAAATCAGCTTCGTTGACCTCGGCGCGGACGGAAACACCAGTGCAAGCGTGGCCGCTACGGCCCAGGAGAGTTCAACCATGACCACCGAAACGTCAACGACCTGCAACCTGGATACGCCAGCGCTGGACGCGTCGGAGACCGTGCAGTCGCTGCGCAACGCGGCGGCAGGCGAGATCAAACGGATCGCGGCGATCCGGCGAATCTTTGCTGGTCAACACACCGAGGTCGAGGCCACGGCAATCCAAGAAGGCTGGGACGAAGCCCGCGCCGAGCTGGCAAAGCTGCGCCTGGATCGTCCGCTCGCGCCGGTCATCGCCGGCCCACGCACGGGTGATCGATATCCGGTTGCGTGCGTGATTGAGGCCGCCCTCGCGCTCACGCGGACGCAGATGGAACCGGAACGTCACTACGACGCGGGATTGCTTCAAGCGGCCGAAGATCGCTTTGGCCGGCACTTGAAGTTCCGCCACGTTGTCTACCTCGTCGCTCAAGCCAACGGCTACACCGGTTCTCCCTATATCGACATGTCCAACCTGAGGGAAGCCTTGCACTTCGCATGGACCGTTCCACAGTCCATGCGGGCGTCAGGGGCGAGCACGCTTTCTCTGCCCGCGATCCTCTCCAATCTCGCCAACAAGGAACTTCTCGGCGCCTACCAGGAGGAAGACCAAACGTGGCGCGAGATCGCCGTCATCCGTTCGGTCAGCGACTTCAAGACCGTGACAAGTCACCGTCCCTTGGACGAAATGGAGTATGACGAGGTGGGGCCGGACGGTGAGCTGAAACACGGCAAGATGTCGGAAGAAACCTACACGCGTCAGGCAAAGACGTACGGCAAGATGTTCTCCTTGACGCGCGACAAGATCATCGACGACGACATGGGCGCGTTCGACGACATCCGCTCCAAGCTTGGAGCGGGGGCGGCACGCCGGTTCAACACCGTGTTCTGGAAAACCTTCCTCGACAACGCCTCGTTCTTCACGGGAGGCCGAGGCAATTACATCAGTGGAGCGAACACGGCGCTCGACCTCGACGGCGGCGGCCTACAGCAAGGCATCCTGGCCTTTCGCAAGTTGAAATCGCCCGACAAGAAGCGGATTGGAGGCGTCCCTACCATCCTCCTCATTCCACCGGAGCTTCAATTCATCGCGCAGCGACTCTTCCAGAGTACGACCGTCAACACCGGCGGCGCGTCGACCAAGGACACCGTGCCCAGCGACAACATTCACGCCGGCAAGTACCGCCCGGTTGTATGCGACTGGCTGAGCGACGCCGAGTTCGCGGGGAATTCGGCCAAAGCATGGTACTTGTTCCGCAATCCCGGCATTCTCGCCTCAATCGCGGTGAGCTTCCTTGACGGTGTGCAGACGCCCACCGTGGAGGCGGCCGACGCGGACTTCAACAAGCTGGGAATTCAGTTTCGCGGCTACTTCGATTTCGGCGTCGACCAGGCCGAGCCACTCGCGGGCATCAAGGCCAAAGGCGAAGCGTAACACGAGGAGACTTAATCATGGCACAAGCCGTTTTCGTTCATGAAGGGGCCTCCATCGACTACACGCCCGGGGCCAACGTTGCCGCCGGCGACGTGATCGTCCAGGCGGACCTGGTGGGCATCGCCAAGCTCGACATCACGGCCAACAAGCTCGGCGCGCTGGCCGTCCAGGGCGTCTTCGATTTCGCCAAGGCCACAGGCGGCGGCTCGGGGATCGCGGTCGGCACCACGGTGTACTGGGACGACACGAACAATGTCGCCACGGCGACGGCGACCGGCAACAAGCTGCTCGGCAAGGTCGTCAAAGCCGCTGCGGACGCCGACACCACGGTGCGCGTCCGGCTCATGCAGTAATCGTGGAGGCCGCGCATGGCGAACTTGCTCGCGAACGGCATGGCCTGGCTCAACGATCAGCTTGCCGAGCATGTCGCGGTGACGATGCGCTTCCATCGCAAAGGCCAGAGCTGCGAGGTCCGGGTCATCCCTCGCAAGCCCGTGACGCCGCCAATCTCGCCGGGGGGCGCGCCGATCAATCCGAGCATCTACGAGCGCGACCTGGACGTGCGCTTGGCCGACCTGGCGAGCGTGCTCGGAACGACCATGCCGTCCTCATTCGACTACTTCACCGAAGTCGTCAGCGGTCGGACGGTTGTTTACAAGATCACGCAGCCCATCGGAGGCGGGCCTCGCTTCGACTGGGTCAACGGGGATCGTGGGCCGGAGGCGAGGATTCTGATTCACACCAAGCAAACCGGCGTGTCAACCGGCGAAGGGGGCTTGAAGCTCGGCAAGCAAGCGGTCGCGGGTAATGGGGCGTTGTCATGATCGGCACCGGCTCGTTGACGCTCGAACGATTACAAGGCAGCGGCGTCGGCATTCGCTGGGTTGTCGGCCGGGGGACGTGGAATGCCGGAAGGATGCAGGTTGCGGGAATTGGCTCCCGCCTTCCACCGCCCCCTCCACCACCGCCCAAGATCGTGATGTTGCGAGACGCGCTCGTGGCCGACATCAACGCCACGGTCAAGCCGAGTTCGCCGACGGCGTTCGTGGCCGAGCCGGCCTACAGCGTGGTCGATTCGGAGGCACTGAAGGTATGCGTGCTCGGCGTTGACCTGACCGAAGAACACAGCGACGCCAAGGAAACCGACACGCAGCAGATGCAGGTTCACGTTGTCGTGAGGCAGAAGGTGGAACAGGAGAACGTCGAGGAATGCGATCGGCTCCTGGCCCTCGTGAACGCCATTGCCGTTCGCTACAAGCTCGACACGGACGTGAGCCAATTGAGCGCGGAGTTGGCCGGCGTCGGCCAGATGGTCTTGGTCGAGAAGCGGTGGTTCCCGCTGTATCACCGCTACCTGATGGACACGACCGGGTTCTTCCACAGCGAGTTGGTGCTGACCTTCCGCGAATGGGTGGATCGGCCATGA